GCAACTGAGCCTTGCGCTAAAAGTGTAGCCTACATCCTCCACACCCGCAACCCACGCACACCATCCTCGATCACCACCTTGGTGATTACCTGCAGGCGCAAGCGGTCAGTTATGCGCAGCACCTTGCGCCGAGCCTCTCTCCAGTCAATACAGGGTACAAAGAAGGAAGCCCCCTTGTGGAAAGCTCTCCAGTTAACTCTGTACTGAATCGTCTCGATCACCATCGTCTACCCCTAAAGTGCCGCCGACGTTCACAAAGTCAGAGTGGTCGGTGTCGAATTCCAGGGTACGCACAGCAGGGGCTTGAATCCTCATGCCTTTGGACAGCCGCTTGTTGGTCGCGCCAAGGAACACCCCCGTCTTTTTGAACGCTTCAAGAATCCCCTTGTAGTTGATCTGCCGCTTGACGCAGTAGTCACGGAACGGTTTGACAGCAAAGTACATGCGCTTGGTGTCTGGCTCGTACCGAATAAGCAGTTCCCCCCTGGGCTCCATAGTGGGGGGTGGAAGCAAGCTTGTCCGAGCATCTGCAGTTCCGTTGACCACAACGATATTGGACATGTGGTCGTTGATGTAATCCCCAATGAGTGCTACGTTATTGGTAGATGGGGGTTTGATTTCTTCACGCATCCCCTGCAGCATGTCAACCATCCACTTGTAGATAGCCCGCATGTCGTAGTTGTGTAGGCCCAAGTCTTTGGCAATCAGGCCCCCAGTGATATTGCAGGCAGCTACAGCCGACCAGAACCGCTCTCGGCTTGTGAACTGAACCTCACGGTCGATCTTGGCTTGCACCTGACGCAGCAGGTCAATGACATCTTCAAGGTGCCCAACGAGGTATTCGGCATAGATGTCCCCAGCGTGGCCGTAGTTCTCCATCAACTCATGGTCGAACATCTTCTTGCCAAGCTCAACCGGAATGATGTTGCTCGGCAGGATGCTGTACTCCAACAAGCGCATGGATTCACCGTCAGGAGAGTCCTTGGACATACCCAACTTCTCGTAGAAGCTTGCGTTAGACGAAGCCAGTGTAATGCCCTGCCAGCTTGTCAAGTTGACCCGCATCTCATTTGTTGATGCCTTCATCCGGTTCTTGCCCCGCCCCTGCGAGATGCTGTAGGCAAGGTCAGAGAACTCTTGTGCAGTGGTGTTAGTGATCTCATCGATGGTGTTGGGTAGGTTGTTGAGCACACCCAGCCTGTGCATCTTAGAGTTGTAGGTGTCCTTCCAGATTGACGCCAAGTTCTTTGGGTGCCCGTAGATGCTGTTGCACATGTAGAGGATCGTGGACTTTCCTGAGCCTGAACCAGGGAAGATCAAGTTGATGATCGCCCCACTGAGCCCAGTAAACTTAAGCAGAGGGGAGCCAAACCCCGTAAGTGCAGCAAATGCATTGGCCTCCAGCCCAGGCTGGGCGTACATATTGAAGACTTCTTTCCACTTCTCCAACGTGCCAGTCGGCTGCATCATCTCTGCTTCCGTCTTTGTGGCACTCGACGGCGGGCTGTAGAAAATACCTTGGGCCGTAACCTCACGGTCACCAACAATCATCTTTGTGTTGTTGTCTACCCAACCAAATTGTGTTCTCATAACTTCAGCCTTGTTGGTTATCTGGATGTTTTTGACACAGGTGGTGATGTACGTGTAGATGAGTTTGAACTGGTCGCTGTAGCTGACCAACCCGTGCATCGCTAGTGCAGGGCGCAGTTCCCTCTCAGCAATCACCGTCGTCATAGGGATGGTGAATTCACGCATCCCATCTTGGGGCAGGAGGAGCCGAAACAAAACCACTTCCCCATAGACCGGGTCGGTCATGCGCTTGACTATCTGCAGTTCATGCTCATAGACAAGTTGTGGGTCATCTTCTGCTGTAGGTGGTAGTCGGTAGATACCACCATGCTTCCCACGGAAGTAGGGCTGCGGAAGAGTGTGTAGTTTGGGGGGCTTGGGGGTTTCATCACCTTCACCTTCACCTTCACCGTCCCCGTCGTCGGTGTCTTCTTCCGCCCTGGCGATGTCCATGCCAAGCATGATGGGCGACTTGAACTTGCCTTTGTTGGGGCAACCGTCACACCCACCGGGATTCTGGGACTCAAAAGTTGTACATAGGTGGGGTCCACCTATGTCTGCAGCTTTTACCTCTGTCTCACCTTCTGTGTAATTTGGGTGGTCACTTGAGATCTTGTGGATCGCTTCTTCTCTGTCTACACAGTGTGTGGCAATAGACAGCGCCGACCGCCAAAGGTTGTAGCTGATGTCCTTCTGGTTCTGATAGCAGTGCAGTAATTGCTGACATCCACTACTTTCTGCTGACTTGATCATGATGGTGTTGAACCGTTTGATGCGGTTCTCCATCAAAGCCTCCTGCAATGGGCTCATGCCCCTTGGCAGGTGGGAGGTATCTTCTGGGGGTTCTACGTCTGGGGCACCAATGAGTTCTTTCCAGACTGCGTAGTCGGTAACATCATGTTCCTCACTGATCACCGCCACAGGTGAAGGAGGAGAGTTCTTGAAGTTGAACGTACCAGGGATGCGCAAGACTCTGGAAGCTTCAAAAACTGAAGTATCCACAATCAGCCCCTTCTCAAGGGCCAACGCACAAAACCTCTTAGCCAAGGCTTCCCATTCCGGGCGGCGGATCACCTCGGTGAAAACCCAGTAGAAATGCAGGCCGTTGCCGGAGTCAATGATGATGGGACGTGGCAGCTTCTGTGTTCTGCAGAACCCCATCACAGCCTTCAGCCCAGTCTCCTGATCAATGTACCCTTCGGCTTTCTTTGCTTTTTCCTCACCGCAGTCAACGTCCATCCACAGTGCGTGGAAGTACTCGGCATTCTCATGCACACGGTTGTTGGCATCGCCGAACTTGGCGCAGCCAAAGTAAGCATCAAAGTCGTTGGTTACAAGCTTGCTGACCTCTGCATCTAGCTCTTCCCTGGTATCAAAAAACTTCTGAACTATGTACTTACCCCTCCCGAACATGCAATACCTACCCTCCTTGGGCAGCACTGCATCGAGCAAGTTGAAGTTCGTCATATTTTTGGAGTGAATAGTGCACCACGGGGCCGGAGCCCCGCAGTGCACACGGGTTACTTGCGTAGAGAAGGTAACTGGGCAAGGTAGTGCGCAATGCGTTCGCGCCCCCACAAGCTAGGCTTGCTGGCCCCAGTGAACCAGTTGTAGACTGTCATGCGGGAGACCCCTAAGGTCTTTGCAACGGCGCGGACTGGGATGTCCAACCTTATGCACTCCTTACCCAGCACCACCCCTATCGACTCCAGCCCAGCAGAACGATTAAGTTCCACCAGTCGCTGGCTGTACCCATAGGTCATGGTCAGTCTTCCTTACTCCAGGCAGAGACCACGTCGGCAAGTACCTTCTTGCTCTTGGGCACGGGGGTCTCAGTGTCCGCAGTCTTCTTGCTGGGGCGCTTGCTGGGTGGCTCATCCTCCACGTCTTCCACATCTTCCACAACCTTAGCGGCGGGGGGAGCTTTAGGCATGGGAGGGGGGAGCTTGGTGACCCCATCAGCTTGAGAGGGGGTCATAGTGACCAAAGCCTTGGTTGTGGGCAGGCTGGCTACCTTCTGGGCCACGTCATACTGCTGGCGGTTGATATAACCAACAGGGGCGAACATGACCGACTGGTTGTCGTTGTTCTCATTGAACAAGATACGGGTCACAACGTGATCCACGCTCTTGCCGTTATTGCCCAGGTACTTGGTGTAGTTTTCAAAGGTGTACGCATTCGCATCGTTATCCCCAAAGAGGGACTTCGATGCCAGCTTGATCTGGTAGACCTCACCCTCCAGAGCCGTGCCAAAGTCATCCTTCAGCAGCACAGCGATGAAGCGGTTGTAGCGGCAAGCCTTTGACTGCCCCTGGCCAGAGCCCTTGATGTTCTGGGGGCAATCATCGCAACGGTCGCCCTGCACATTCACAGACTTGGCATCGGGTACGCGCCCATCATTGGAGAAGCAATCCGGTGCAGTCGGCTCGGCATCGGGGTTCCACGCGGTAGCGTAAAAGATGCGTCCAACGTGCGGCGCAGCGTTGACGATAACGACATCAATGTCACCCTTGAGCTTGCCCATCGCCTCGCCGCCGACCATCTTGGTCCAGATCCCGTTCTTGGGCACCAGACGCTTGTTGCGGGGCCGACCGACCAAAGATTTGGTCAGTTCACTCACACCTGCGTTCTGCAGGAAATCGGGGACTTCTTGATTTAAAAGTTGAATGTTGCTCATTTGATTACTTTGCACGTCGGACAACCACGGTGTATTCCTTATCCTGATTCAGACCTTCAGGAAAGACTTCTGGATTCTCTTCAAGGAACTGCTTCATGTTGGACTGATGAAGCCGCTTCTCTAGCAGGCCGAATGCTTGCCGGTCATGAATGAGCCGGTACATTGAATCCCAGTCGTTCGTCCAGTACCGTGTTTTGACTGAACGAATAACTGTGCCTGCTTTGGTTCTGATACTGTCGGCGTTGATCTGCTTGCACACGTCAAGCAGGTGCGTCTCCAGCACTTGCATCTGCTCGGCCAGGACTTCGTCCTGAGCCTCAAAGACACGCTTGGCTTCCGCACGGGCATCTCGTAGAGAGATGTACGCCTGCGCCACCTTATCGACGGCTAGAGTAGGGGGTTCTTCGACCCCCTGGTCTTCTACCTGCATCATTAGCTCCTACTTGTTTTGCGTGGGTGGCCCCACGTCTTCGACTGTACAGCGTTGTTTGACTTTGTCAAGCGCTTTCGCTGATTTCTTGACGATAAAGTTCGATGATCTTGTCGTGGTTGGCAATGTTGCCCCGCAGCATGGAGTACAGCCTGCCTTCGACACCACTGCCTTGGATGTGCACCACGGTCATGGCATTCTTCTGCCCTGGACGGTTGATGCGGGCGTTGGCTTGTAGGTAGGTCTCCACGCTGGTCACCGGAGCGTACCAGATGATGGTGTCAGCGGCAGTTAGGGTAAGCCCGTGGGAGGCAGCTTGCGGCTGGATGATGAGGACCCGGGGGTTCTCTTTGGTCTGGAAGTCAGTAACGATCTGGCTGCGTCGGGATACAGGGACGCTGCCATCGATGACCTCACTCACAATGTGAGCTTTGTTCAGATAGTCTTTGACCTTGAGGATCGTGTGGGTGAACGGCACAAAGATCAGCACCTTGTGGCTGGCCTCCTCAATGACTTCCTTGACAGCATGGAGTCGGTTGCGGGCATCAAAGTCCACAACTTCCCGTGTATCTGTGTATACGGAACCACAGGCTATTTGTAGAAGCTTGTTCAGTTTTACTGCCGCATTGACCGCAGTGATTTCTTCGCCTGCTGCTTCGACAAGCATCTCGTCCTTGAGTTCTTTGTAGAACTTAAGTTGCTGCACAGTCATCGGGGCATCCCGATCTACATACGTAACCTCTGGCAGATCCAAGCAGTCCTTTTTTTCAAACCGTATGGCTGGTTGTAGTACGTTGTGCACAATGTTGTCGGCACCGGGCTTGGGCACCCATCGATACTGTGAGACAGGGTACATGACCATGTCTCGGAATTGCCCGTAGAACGGTGGTGTGCTGCTGGGGTTCACCAACTTAGCCAGCCCATAAGCATCCACCGGGGACTGCGCAGCAGGTGTGCCAGTCAACATCCACAACCCCTTGACGTGCTGCATCAAGTAACGCATCACTTTCCACCGGGTGGTGGACGCATTCTTGTACGCGGATGCCTCATCAACCACGATAAGATCAAACTCCCCTCGGGCAATTTCCTCCCGCACAATCTCCACGCCATCAAAGTTGATGATGACGTACTCGGCTGCACCTGAAACTATCTTCTTACGTTTGCTTGCGGAACCATAAGATACATCTACCGTACGATGAATGGCAAACTTGAAGAGGTCTTGTTGCCATGCTGAATGCATGATGGACAACGGGCAGACAATCAGCACTCGCTTGATCGCCCCCGCATTCATGAGGTAGTCGGTCGCCCATATGACTGACGCAGTCTTGCCGGTGCCCTGCTCGTTGAAGCAGAAAGCTTTGCTGCGCAAGGCTAGGAACTGTGCCGTTTCTTTCTGGTGGTTGAAGGGTTCTATTCCTGATGGGCGGGGCCATTCGTAGCCCTCTAGGTATTGCTCCGTCACTTACTTCTCTCCTTTGTGGTGCAGATTCCTACTTCGGTTTTTGGAGGGGGCCTCCAGTTTGTAACCGTCGTTGTTGGAGCCACCCCGGGCGAGTGCTTTGACGTGGCTGACATCCTTACCTGTACGATCTACACCCTTGGCATCCAACTTGTTGCGTGCGCGTTGGCGTTCCATGCGGTCCTCATGCTCTCCTCGTTTGAGTTGCATTTGGTACTCGTGTTTGTACGGGCGGGGGGACTTGGTGTAGGGCATACCTAACTCCTGTTGTGCTCACAACTCTTCACTGGGCAGAACTTGCACAGTGGGCCAGTGACGGGGTTCCACACCCCGCTCTTGAACGCGCTCTTCAGACGGTTCAGGTCAAAGATGGCGCTGTTCATATACAACTGCACGTTCTCGGCAACGTGCTTCTTCTGTACGAACTCGTTGCTCACCACAAACAGCAGTGCTGACTTGATTACCTTGATTTTGGGGAACTTGGCAAACACAGCCACAGCCATGTAGTCCAACTGTTTGGTGTCAGCGTACTTGGCGTTCTTGCTGGTCTTGTAGTCCACCATGTGGGCAATGCCCTCGGCTTCATTGACGATCAGCAAGTCAACGATACCGTGCCACCAAGCATCCGGGGCGTCATAGTCACAAGCCTGCAGTTTCTCCGTTACCCCCATCTTGATTTCACAGTACTTCTCACCGGGGATCTGCTTCAACGCCTCAATCGTTGGGGTGATGTAGGCGTACTTAGGGGGGATGGGGACGCCCTCGGCAACGTGATCCTCAGCAGCCTTGTGCACAGCCGAACCGTACAGCGCGGACTCGTGTGGGTGGTCAACTACATCCTTCGCAACCTTGA